TCTGGCTTCCAGTCACGAAGGTCGTCCCAGCAAAGACCACAGAAACCAAATGTAGTATTTTCGTGAACAACCTGAGCAATAATGTCGTCATTCCCTTTCCAACCACGGATACATTTTGTAATCTCTTCGCGGAAAATTTTAGTTTTATTTTCCGTATCTACACCTTCGATTGGATACTTGGTATAAGTAAGAGTAGGAGCCTGTTCGATTACCTGTTTGAATGGAGGCTGAATACGGCTAACCATCGTGGACAGAAATCCAGTAGGACGATTGCTGCGCCAGTTCTGCCCCATGCTCTCAAGCTTCTTTGCGCTATATGGAGGCTCATTATTTAGCTTTTTCTGAATTAGCTGATTCTTGCGATTGCGCTCAACATTCTGTTGTTTCAAGCGACGATATGCAGAATGTGCTTGCGCGGTGTCCTTAAATGTCCGCCTTACCTTGAGCGTCTTCGGATCAACAGTATCTCCATTGCTAGTTGGAGAACGATCCTCCATCTCAATATTAAGCGTCCTCGGCTTCGTCTGGTTATCAGTAATACGAGGAGCCTTGTTAGCGTATATGTCGGTAACAAAAGCGGGTAGCGGTTTTAAAACATCTGCCATAATTATTTATTATTGTTCAACCAGCAAGTGTTTGGCAAATCATTTGATTCAGCCAATTTTTCTTTGTCAAAGAAAATCGCAGTTCGGTTATCATGCCTTAATAGTTTGCATCCACCTAAAACTGCTGAAGATTTTGTGTCTCTTGCATTACGAATACTTGCACATATACGATCTGTTGCTGCAATGCAAGAAGAACATCCTCCCCTCCAATTAACATTATTAGGACAATCCCTGCATATTTTAGCTCGTTCTTCTGCTATTTCATCACTAATGAGTTGATTGCGCTCAGTAGAGTAAAGAATATTTCTAGCCCAAGTAGAAATATCATTCATCAACTCTGTTCTAGCTGTAGGACTCGTTACACTCGTTACAACAACCATGTCAACGCCATGGCAAAAGTGAGGCCAATTACCACAGATATAGTTAGTTACATCTCCTTCAACATCTCCAACTGGAATATAGTTTTCTGCACGATAATTCGTTACATTTTCGAGTAGGTTTTTATAACTGCTGCCAGTAATCTTAACATCAGCTTCCATGTAGTGATGTCCGCCCGGAGGAATAATTCCAATAATTGGCTTAGGCATAGTTATTCAGAAAAATCAACATATTCCATTTTTTCTATGCCCTGCAAGGCTTTTGTTCGTTGTGGCAATTCTGGTTTTGCATCATTCATAGTCGCAATTGCGCCTCCCCGTTGTCTCAAGAGAAACACTAATAATGATAGAGAATCCAATGCGTCTGGGGAATGTTGCCTTGTGCGCTTGCAGTAGTCGCCCTTGCTCTCCACGCGAACCAATCCTTGGCCTTTTTGCTTGTATCGGCGAGCGGTTGCCTGCCTGACAAGTTCCTCGCTTCGGAACCCCGGCGATATTTTCAGATACTCAAACTCCAGATATTTCGCCAGACCGAAAATCAATTCCGTCACAACGCCAGAATAAAGCTGAGATGCTGGCAACGAATCATCACCGAGAATGTGAGTTTCAGTAGCAGCAGTTGAATAATTCACTCCAAGAACATCTCCCCACACAGTCTTCAATGAATCATGGATTCCAGCTCCGTTTCCAGTTCGGTCAACGCAAACCCAATTCGGAGCTATACGCATTTGTTTGCAAAATCTGATAATATTTGTGGACTGCTCTAGTGTCGCGGCCTTGGGAAAAGGAATCTGTGAGTCAAGTTGCAAGACAACCTTGGGATTCTTGTATTCTACGAATTTCCCACTCATCGGTGTATAGCCGTCAGAAAGCCCAAATCTTCCGTAGGAGCAAATTACTTGGTCATTGCCCTCCAAAGCCAAGTCGAGCGCACACAGAGGCACTACAGGCCCAACAAAACGGGTAATTCCCATAGCATTGTCCATCATGCTTGGCGTAATGATTGACATCGACACACCTTCTTGCGGGAACCATCCCCTAGCCATGGTGTAATATTCTGCTGTCTTCCCCTTAGATTCATACGCCTGAAAGCCCTCGTATGTCTGAAGACCGGGGAATGCGATCTTCTTCTCAATCACATTCTCGCATTTAGCCGCATCTAGTCTTAGAACATGCCATGCATCACGGCTCTTCCACTCAAGATCATCCTCGCAGTCAATAGATCCCCAGCCTGCTACTGGCTCGCATCGCTTTCCGAATTCACTTGTCCGATCTTTTGGGTTAGATGCTCCAAAGATTTTAATTCGGCCTTTTGCGCCTTCTGTATCGGCAGCAGATAAAATGTTCTGTAAGCCTTCCCAGACACCAGCAGGAACTTCTTCTGCTTCGTCCAGCACAACATGGGTTCGACTCATCCTACCCCATTTAGGGTGGGATTTCCCACTTCTTGGACTAGGGTGAAATCCACGGAGCGTTCCAGTTCCGCTATCTCCCCTTGGAACTGCGACTAGGTGAATGCCATTCTTAGAATCATTATTTGCTTGAATAGACTTCACAAGTGTCTCGCTTCCTTCAAATTCTGGTCTAACCAATGCAGTAGTATAAAACTTCTTAATCGCTGCAAATACATTTCGTTGTGCGTGTTCTGCGGTAAGAGACACAACTTTAATGCAAGTATAATGTGGATCACGCATCCAATCCAGCAAGAACCAAGCTGCCGCACCGAATGTTTTACCCATTGCGCCTGCACCTTGAATCAATAACTTGTCTTGCTCAAACAAGCATCGCCATGTGTTCTGACTAGACATCGGCCTCCAGTCATACACATTCGGCCCCCAGAGAATCGTTGCCGCTGCCTCAAACTGATCCGCATCCAGCAAAGTCTGGACATAGTTTTGCACTACTTCCTTCGCTTTTGGTATATCTAATTCGACCTTTCCTTTCACAGATGCCGCATTTAGAATGATATGCTTCGCAGCATATACAATCCCAACATCTTCGTCTCTGTCAGCCTCCTCCCTTATCTCTTCGGCTAACTTGATGATTCTACTGACGCTTCCCCCAATCACACTAGCTCTGGAAGGTTTCGTTCTTGTTTAAATTGACGCAAGACTTCTCCAACCCTTTCCAGCGTGTCATCGCATCCATTAACTTTTTTCTTTTTAATTGTGCCATCATCATTATAGACATCAACATAAAATTCTTTAAACTCGCCAGCATCATATCGCAACTTACTGCGAATCTCGTTTTCCAAGTCGCTAATGACAATTAACGCATCAACACCAGACAACGCATATTTGTGGTCGTCTTGTTCTTCTGGCAAATTAAATTCAAGTATAGCTTTCATTGTGTCACCATGTTGTAATACGCTTTACCAAAACATCCAGACTCTGCAAGTGTAATTACTTGCCCAAGCCCGCCAGTCCATTTATCTAACTTCTCTTTAGTCAACTCAATTGGATGGCCGTCATGTGGTGGAATGTCCACCCATTCAAATATTCGCAATGTCTTTGCCGCATTGAGTGCGTTCTTGATAATTAACTCTGGGTCATCTGTATGTTGAAGGCAGTTGTAAATCCATGCCTCATCATATCCTTCTTCAAATATATCTTCTCCACGGCAAATTAAAGAATCAATGCCCTTCTCTGAATATCTATCATATACCCACATCGGATATTCCAATGGATCAACGACAAGCGCACGTTTCCCAAGATTTATCGTCTTTAGAAGCATTGATGTAGGGCCACCACCAATATCAATAATAGATTTATTATTAACACAAAAAGAATATCCAGACCTTGTAAGCCCCATATATCTCGCATAGACATAATGCTTCTGATCTTCGTCGAACGTATTGCAACAATCTCCCCAGTAGTTTGATTCAAATGTGTAGTCACTCATATGATATTTGGATAAACCTTTGTCATTGCGTTGATTCCATTTCCATCAGCATACCAGCCTTTGCCATCATAAACATCCAGAACATCTGAGAAATACTTCTCATACATCGGCGCAACCTTCTCTAGTGTAAAGTTCTCTCCAAACTTTCGGCAGTTCTCTGGCTTGATCTGGTCAATATTTTTGATTGCATCCACAAAATCACCCATCGTCCGACAACGATAACCCGTGATACCATGCAAATTATTCTCTGCAAAGCTACCCCAGTCTGTCGTTATCGTAGGAGTTCCACAAAGCAAATTTTCAATCTGGACGCCTCCAAATGGCTCAACATACATGGAAGGTAAAAAACTAGCCTTCGCATTTGCCATCAATTTCTTACGCTTTACCACGTCGGCATATCCGACATATTCAACGTGCGATGGTAACTTGTAGCCTTCTTCTTTCTGTCCTGCAATGACAAGCTTAACCCCTGCCTTTTCCGTGGCTTGAATCGCAACATCAACGCCTTTGCCACTATAAACCCTGCCAAGATACAAAAAGTAATCTTCTTTCTTATCGTTAAATTCAAAGTCTTCTTCATCGAAATAATTAGGAATTACAACATCATACCAATCTTGATTACACTGACCAACATTCTTCAAGCCACAATAGGCGTGATAAATCGCGTAACTCTCCCAAACCTTCCACCTTGCCCAGTGTCCTCCTGCATATCCGATTCCCGGCTCTACAACAATCATGTCGTTATGCGCGTCACAAATCGGCCTCACTCCACTTCCCCAGAATGGCAAAATGAAATCATTCTTCAATTTCCTTTTTCCAACTTCTCTAATCGCATTCTTGAAAAATGTCTGATACGCATGGTCGTTTGTATCAAACTTGAAAAAAGTCTTTCGCCAATCATGCGAGCCATATGATTTCTTAAAATCATCATTCGTCAAAACAGTGACATGCTCAGAACAAATCAAGTCGGAATCCTCATGCCCGTAGTGAATGACTTCATGCCCTCGCTCGGTCATCATCTTTCCGAATTTAACGACTTTCTGAGTATACGCGCAGGCGTTGAACTCTTTGCTTGTTACGGTGTGCGGAAGCCCGATGCAGTGGTAGCGGTGTTTCATAGTTTAATTGGTGAAGTAAAAATAAAGAACATAAGCCCACGAAAAGAATCCGTGGAGAATCGCCCATAAAATTGAATGATTATTATCCCATGAAATGGCCATCGCCAAACATGATCCAAACGAAATGCCTGTTGATATTGCTTGCGTCATTCAACCTCCACGCTAAAAATCTCAGCTCTCCCGCAAACTTCCGTTGCGCTATAAATCGGCTCTGGCAATTCTCCGTTGCTGATCATAATCTGAACTATTTCCTGCGCTTCATATTCTCCCTCTGCTTCAATTTGAAATTCCTGCACGATATTGGCAGGCTGTTGTGTTTGGATTCTATATTTCATAATTTATTTATTCATCAAACCGATTCCACCTTTAAATGACCCTCGGTAAATCTCAAGTCCTTTTTTTCTCACTGTGAAAACTGACGGCTTTCCCCTGTGATCCCAACTTCCTGAAATGTCACCTTGTCCAATCTGAACCAATTCAACGCCGAAATCCTTCGCAAGTTCAATACTTGTCGCGTCTCTCTCGTATATGTCTTGATAAACCACTGTCTTGATCCCATGGCTTGCAATCGCTTTCAAACAATCATTGCATGGTAGCAGCGTCACGGCAATCAAAGCGCATTCGTTGGGCTTTACGTATCGCAATGCATTTTGCTCTGCATGGACGATGTAGAGCCTTCGCTTATCTCGATCTTGCCAATCCTCACGCATTCCAGCGGGGAATCCATTGAATCCTACACCTGCGACTGTATTGTCATGGCGCAATAAACACGCTCCAACCTTTCGCCATGGGTCTTTTGATTTCTTCGCGGCAACCTTGGCAATGTCCAACGCATATTCTTGCCAGCTCATAGTTCAAATGCTCGCATCTCGCCGGGGATGTCGTCTGGGAATCTGATTCCTTCAACCTCTGCTTTGTTGAATCGTTCAATCTCCAATGCGTCTTTGATCTCATCCCGCAAGTAAGCAAGTGCTGAATCGTAGGAGTCAAAACGAGCTGGCTCTGTGTGGTGCAAATATCCGTTTCGCTCTACAATATAAACTGGATCGTTTCCATAGCTCCAACGCGTTTCGATGAACCAATGGCAATCTCTATCCTTGTGGTGATCTCCCAAAATCAGCTTGTGATATTCGTCCGCAAGTTTCGTGATTTTATTCGTCGTCGTTTTCATTCGTTTCATTCTCTAGCTGGTTAAATGCGAAATCCATTTCATGATGGAAATGCTCCTCTGTGAAATCTCCTTGGTTTAATTTGAAAAGACAAGCTGCCATCGTTCGCAAGACTCTGGCATATGCAATCGTCGTCGCAAATGCTGCCTGTGTCGCTTCGCCATAGTTTGCAAACATCGGCGCACCTTCTTCGTTTATCTCATCGCTTCCGTTGTTTCTAATCTGTGAAAATAGCCACATGGAAAACATGTCGAGATTCTGAATGAAGTCATTCGGATTTAACTGATCGTTTTCCATGTCAATCTGGCTTTCCATGTCCTTCTGACCATCGGCGAATCCTTCCCAATATTCTTGATTCATTGGCATGATTCGCATTCCTCGTCGTCCAGATTGCAAGTGCGGGGAATGATCTGGTCGAAATCTTCGTCCGCTTCGGGCGGTGAAAGTTTCACCTCATCGCCGTGTTCCTTGTCGAGTCTTTGAATTGCTTGCGTGTTGGAATAGGAAAGCGATCCGTATCGCTTGGAAAGCTTCTCCATATTCTCAGAAATCACTTGATCGAGATTGCTGCCGATGCTGTCGAGAATGCCAGTAATATAAAACAGCAAATCCCCACACTCTTCTTTGACATTGGCAATGTCTAGCGGCTTGCGGTAGATTACGGCCTTCTTGATTGCGTCGAGAAGTTCGCCAGCTTCGCCACTGATGCCGACAGCCATGTGAAGGCGGTGGGCGTCGAGCGGTGTAATCTCTGAAACGATGTCCTGACCGGGCTTTACTAATGCGCGAACGAAGTCGATGTAAGTCATAGACTTTTTTTTCTAGCTTGTTTCTTTACTGCCGCAAGTGTTTTTTCACTGCTTGGAAAGGAAAATCTCCAACTTGCGAATATCAGCCTCTAGAATGCTCTTTTCCTTTAGTGTGCTAGTGAGTGACTCCCTGAGCAATTCGATGAGTTTGTGGGCTGTTTCTGGCTTCTTTTCGGTGTCATATGTGGTGAGAAGGATTTCAAGTTCAGTCTTGGTTTTTTGGGACATAGGACGGCAAACGATGACACATGGCGAAACTTAGTCAAACCATGGTCTGGCTTATTTGCACTTAGTTAAAACTTAGGCATTTCCTGAAAATGCGCGAATCTGTCGAAATGTGACAGAACGAAGCAAAATCCTGATCTGGTATAGTTTCGGGCAATCTAGCTAGATTCGGCTTTTTCGGGTATAGCGAAATCCTGCGCTGAGATTGTGTCTCGTTATCTAGTCAGATTCTACGGGTTCGGGCTGGATGTCTATGATCTGAGGAATTGCATCGGGTAAAGCTTCGAGATTTTGCAAGCTGTCCTGTGTGTTCCGATCTGGAACGGAAAAGCTGATCTTGAAATTTTGCTGAGAATTAGATTCGACCTCGATTTTGTCACCATACTTTTTGGGCGCAAGTTTTGAAGCAGTCCATTTCAGAGCGTCAATCCGCAATCGTCCGATCTGGGCATCGTGTGAATTAAATGCCTCCGTCATGACCATATCGGCGAAAGTATCGGCCTGCTTTGATCTCGCACGAGCGTAGTCTTGAAAGAAGTCGGGATGATTGTCGAGCCATTTGTAAACCGTGGGAATGCTCGGAACATCTGGAAGCGCACAAATTGCGTTGAGTGTCATGCCTGACTCTATCATGTCACAAATGTGTTTTGCGGTGTCTTGGTTGAATGGGGTCTCTGGTCTGCCTAATTTATTTTCCATGTTTCTATGGGTAACTGGAAAAAAGTGCTTGCCAAGTGTTTTTTCTTGTGGCTACCCTCAGCCGCAGCGCGGATGCAATATGATTGAAATCATATTTTCCGTCTGTTGCTTGCAATAAATTGAAACGCATTCAATCTGATTGAATCAGATTTCGCTTTAAAAGTTGGCATGATTCTTGATTATTTCCTTTTTGATCTTGGAATAGTTTTTGAATATTTAGAATGATTCTAAATTAGAAGCAAAACGCTTTCGCCTGAAATGGGCGAGCGTTTGCAAAATTGATTCTGAAAATCACAGGTTCAGATTTTGCACAAATGTTTTTGAAAGATTTTTTCAATTTGTGAATCGCCCGCAGAGCCGCATGGGATGCGGTTCCGTGGGCTAGTCAATAAAATAAACGCGTGTGCGAGAAATTATTTTTTCACTTTTTTCTTGGAGTTCGCGTGAGTCTGCGCGAGTCTCTTTCCAGCGAACGGGAACGACTCCCGAATGCGAAAAACTTCAAATAGAAAACCAATCAAATGACCATCCGACCAGTCCGAAACAAAATCAGCGGCGAGCGATTCCTGATCATCAACGAATGCGAACGCCTCCCGCTTGGAATCGCTTCGCTTTGCTGTGACTCCCGCATTTCTGGTTTCCAAATCAAATGCACGGAATGCCGCTCACTCTATCCAGTCCGCCAATTGAACGAGGGCGGGTATTGCGAAACCTGCGTCGATGCTGAAATCCTCGCCTCTGCTGATTATATTTGAACCTGTCCCCCTCAGAACAAAATCAAACAGAAAACATCATGCAAACCATCAATCACATCCTATCCCTTCCCGTATCATCCGACACACTAGACTTTGCTCTAATCTGCGCCGCTATCGTCGCCGTTCGTGTGATGCTTTCCGTAGTCCTTCACAAATTATCAAAATGAGATCATACGATGAAACACTTCACGCCGTGGTTCGGTATATTGAAAAACACGGAAAAAATCAAAACACTCTGGACAAGCTAGAGGACATGCTCCCCGGCGTTTGGGCCTTGAACCTAATTGCTGACGCCTTGGACATTTTAGAAAACAGATAAACAAACCACAAACCCAAACCCAAAAAATCAAATCAAACCAAATCAAATGAAAACCACACTGACAACATCACACGCCGCCGAAATCCTAGCTAACGACGAAAATTCGTCTTTCTCCCGCATTGGAGCTTATGCTCTTGTCGAATATCTGGAGGAATACGAGGAAAGCGCAGGGGAGGAAATCGAATTCTGCCATGTTGCCATTCGTTGCGACTATTCAGAATATGACAGCCTTCAGGAATGGGCTTCCGATTATTTCGGAACCTCCATGGATGAATGGTGCGAGAAAATCGGGGCTGATAAAGGAGACAACGACGACAAGGTTGATGAGAAAATCCGCGACTATATTCAAGACCACGGTCAGCTTATCGAGTTCGACGGCGGAATCATCGTTTCCTCTTTCTAATGCGAACCTTTTTAATCCACAAACAAAAACCATTTCAAACCATGCAAACCCAAATAGAAGAAATCCCTAAAACGCACCTCTCAAAAAACTCTGAGGGGTGGTCTTTAATGCACAACGGAATGCCATTGTGTGCCGTTACAACGCAAGAAAGGGCGGAAGGATTTGCGGAACATTTCAAGCTAAAACTTCCCCATGTCTTTTGGGATGGGGAGCAAGGGCAATTCGTTTCCATTTAATATTTTCCAATAATGAAAACCACAAACCACACCCCCGGCCCTTGGGCCATCAACACCTGTAACGAAAACGGCCCTTCTCTGGACTCGTTTTACCTCTCCACAACCGCCCAAACTTGGGATGGAAACGAGGAGGAGCGGATCGTTTGCCGCTTTCCTACAGGCACAGGTCAATTTTCCGACATGGGACGGGAAAACCTTGCAAACGCTCGCCTGATTTCCTCCGCGCCCGATTTACTCGATGCCTTGGATTGGGCATTGCGCCAGATTGAGGACGATCTCAATCCAGACCATCAAGCGGCTTTTGATGCGGCTTGCTCCACACTTGCCAAGGCGAAAGGAGTCATCGAATGAACACCCCAAACCCAACCCCCGGCCCTGAGTGGGTAAGATTCAAGCGCAAGCGCAAGAGTCGTCTTTCTGAACTTAAGAAAACAGCCCAAGAGATGCAAGACGCATTGCAAGCCATTGTTGACGCGTTTGGAGATCAAGACAGCCTCTTAATTGACCAATGCAAATCCGCACTTGCCAAGGCGAAAGGAGAGGCATGAAATACCCACAAGGCACAAAGTTTATTCGTCGCGGTGATAGACACAAAAGAGTTTTGACCTTGTTTGACTACAACACCACGCGAAACCTTTCGGGCGATATTGTCAAGCAGCGGTATGTCGCAGCATATGAGATAGCAGGACACATTTTGATAGATTCAGACATAACAGAGACGACCATTTCAAGGGGGGAGATTTTGCCATGAACAAACACCTTGAAAACATCATTTCGGATCTCCTCCGCTTTCAGATTAAGCAAGCCGAAAGGCATGGGCTTGATTCAATCACCATCACGCTCCCAAGGGCGAAGCAGATTGTGCGAGAGTTGCGCGAGAGCATCAAGGAACAAGTCAAGCCTGTTTCCCGCTTGGATCGAATCTTTTCAAGCGTAGAGAAAGCAAAACTTGCTGAATACTGATAATGAAGCGATTCAAAACCATTCAAGACATCTTGCAAAAGCAGCAAGAGGAACGAGATAGGGAACGCATGGCGGATTTCCTTCTCAAGATATTTTTCGCACATATAATGATAATTACCTTATATTATTATATAATGAAGTAATCATAAACAATTTCCCCCAAGGACAAAACAAACCCAATAAATAATATAAATATATGCAAAACCAATTAGTAGTTCACAACCAATCAGTTCAAGACATAACAGCAATGGCTCAAGCGGCTGTTAAATCGGGCCTTTTCGGCGTCAAGAATCAAGATCAAGCCGTTGCACTCATGTTGCTCGCACAAAGTGAAAACGCGCATCCTTTTAGTGTCTGCACTCAGTTCGACATTATCCAAGGTCGCCCAGCTCTTAAATCATCGGCAGCTCTCGCAAGGTTCCAAGCGGCTGGCGGAAAGATCCAATGGATCGAGCGGACTGATACCAAGGCAAGCGCAAAATTCAACCATCCAAGCGGAGGGGAGTTAATCGTTGAATGGACGATTGAAATGGCGAAGGCAGCAGGACTGACAGGCAAGCAAACATGGTCGCAATATCCAAGGCAGCTATTGTCTGCTCGTGTCTTGGCGGAGGGTGTTCGTGCAATCCTGCCCGGTTGCCTAAATGGAATTTACTTGGCCGAGGAGGTTCAAGACTTCGATTCCAAGCCAAGGTATGCCAAGGAGGTTGTTGAACTCGTTCACGAGGCTCCTAGCGCAAAAGAAGTGCCATCCTTGCCAGAGCCTCCCAAGGAAATATATGTCGAGATTGCCACTAATAATGATGAAGCACCTGCCGAAACTGAAATCTCATGGTGGAATGCTGAGGTTGAGAAGCAGATCATCGAAGCAGGCGAGGATATGGTGAATGATTACCTCACCTTCAAGGGAAGAATTGAATCGGGCCAGACTTGGAAGGACATCAAGGACGAAACCTATCGGTCTAATCTTGTAGCCAAGACCAGCAAGTTCATCGAGGCCGTTCTCAAGGCATCAAAATAATGGAAGATCAAGAATATCGTGCGCCTTTAAGGTGCATGGATGATGAGCCACAAGACAACCCACAAGAGCAATAATGAAAAACACAATCACATTTGAAGGAGAGCGGACATCCGTTTCATCTTCTGGAAATACAGAATGGTATGATTATACAATTACGGCCACAAGTAAACTCACACGCTCTGGCGCAATCGCTATTGGCAATGCACATGGCATGGGAGGTCAAGAAACATCCTGCGAAGAATACAATGAAGATGGAATTCATATTTATAAATGCAAGGCAAAATGTTACTGCGATTAAATAAACACATAACAAAATAGAAAAATACAATGAAAAACACAAAAAAAACAACATTCGGCGAGGAGATTTCATTTTATCTCGATGGAATTGGAGCAGGAAATGGAATTATTACCATTGATTCAGAAGGAGGAAGGTCATGTATCATGCATGATGAAGAGCATAATGAAGTTGTAATCATACAAGAATGCAACGAAGGAGAAGCAAGAACAATGTTCTTGTATGACAATGAAATAAATGCACTTAGAGAAATTCTGAAATGAATCCAGACCAATTTTTATTTCTTATTTGTGCTTCATTTGAAGCGGCCAAGTTCCTAATTCCAGTTGCCATTTTCGGCTACATACTAATCAGATTAAACCCATGAATATAAGACACTCACTGCTTCCAAAGCTGGCAGAATGCCCTTGTTATGAGTCCAAGAAAGGCGAGGCAGGCCCAGCAGCACAGCGTGGAACATTGCTCGATGGTCGATTCCGCGAGGCATTGTCCACAGGTGAGCTTAACGAGGTTGACTTGTCAAAGGATGACATCAAAGCGGTCAAGTGGGCAGTCAAGCAGGTCAAGAAAATCGCAGGAGGAAATCCTATCATCACAGAGGAGAATCTTCTAAAGGTGAAGACTCCCGGCATTGACCATATCGGAACGGAAGATTGCAGGATTCCAAACATTCAGACCAGCGGAGATCTAAAAACGGGAATCCAGCGGAGTTATTTTTCCCAAATGGCGGCATACGCATGGGGCAACATGGAAGCAAACTTCTGTGAGGAATGGACTTGTTACCTTATCTTCTGCGATCAGAAAGAAGTCGTGGAACACAAGTTCACGCTCGCCAAGGCTCAAGAAGTTGTTGAAGGGATTATAAATGAATATGTGAATCCCGAAAAGCTTCCAAGCGTTTGCCAGTATTGCTCATGGTGCGCCAAGAAGGATGTTTGTCCTGCGGTTGTTGGCCCAGTAGTAGAAGCCAATCACCTGATGGACTCAACGCAAAATCTAGCCGTGTTGCGCGAAGAGATTGCCAATGATCCTGTCAGGCTCTCAAGGTTCCTAGAGATTAACAAGATGTTTGAGTCTGAGCTAGTCAAGCCACTCAAGGAAATCGCCAAGGGAAAGTTGGAATCTGGCGAGGAGCTTCAAGGCTGGAAGTTGTCGCAAGTAAAGGGAAGTGAATACTTCGACAAGGTAACAATCGTTCGCGCTGCAATCAGCGGAAAGTGGGGCATGGACGATCTTGTTGATGCACTAGGCGGAACAATGAGCGGCAGCACATTCAGGGAGCTTTGCGAAAAGTATCGCACTCCAGTTATCGAAGAAGAATCAAAACGAAAAGATGGATTCTCAAAGATGATCCAATCAAAAAATAAAAATAAATAAATATGAGAATCAGAACAGGATACAAACAGAAAAGCAGGCACAAGCTTGACGAGAACGAGAAAGAAGCAATCCAGCAATGGGTTTCTCTTCGCAAAATTAAACCACAAG